GAAAGAGCTTGGGCGCGAGTGACCATGACTGGGAAGTAATTGCCATAAGTCAAGTAAGACTCGGACATAATTTGTGGAGCGTTTTGCGCTTCCAAGATTTGAGGCTTACGCGAGAAGATACCCATAGACAGAAATTGTAGCATTTGTCAAGAGATTAGACAATATGCTAAGGCGTGTCTAACTATAAATCTGAGGCTTAGGTGCTGGAAGCATTAACTTGCTTACGACCATTGCAATTCCGATAGGCGCGCTAATATCGCCAGAACTGCGCCTTTTTACGATACGCCAAGCTGAATCATTGACTTTGGCTGCACAGTTATTCATCTGTTGAATCAATTCTGCCTGACCATTATGAACGACCTTATGCGTCACCAATCCAGTGAGCAAATCCCCACATGCCTGATAGAACTGCTGGCCTGAGACATCCTCGGTCATAACTCCAGCCTGCTTTAATCTATCGGCAATCGATTGGGTTGCGTATTTGTCATAACAGACCATACGCGGGTGAAACAAGTCGCACCAGCCTTTTATCTCAGCTGCAATCTTTAGATCATCTACTGCGACCTGAGAACTCCAAGTCTGCATGATTCCAATGCCAATCCTTCCATCTGGAAGTAATTGTCCAGCGACTAAAGATGCGTTCCTTCTCGAAGGACTGACATCGAAACCAAATATAGTATAAGCCCCAACTGCAATTTCTAGCGTGTTATCGCTAGTATCCTCAAGAATGCCAAAAGGCCATGGTGATTGCAAAGAATCCACGAATTGACAAAGCGTTTCAGTTCTGGTCGTTTCTGTAGCAGCTGTAGCAATTGCTTCTTCAATCGACTCTTTAGTAATTATGTACCCCAGAGCAGGATTGCTAGGAACTACTGCATCTCGCCAAAATGAATCTAGGGTTATATCTATTTTGCAATACTGTGGAGCAGAATACTCGTAATAGCCAAATGTCTCTGGTGGATACTCTTTGGCGCGTTCGACAAGCGAATTAAGCACACTGCTAAATACATCACCCGCATTCGATGTTAAAAATGTCTGGGCGTTAGCGCGGGCGCGTGTGACTGGTACTGCTGCTTTATACCCATCTTCTGAGATTTCTCGGATTTCATCAATCCATAAGAAGTCAGCAGTGCGACCTCTGGGAGAAGACGAGTTATCGCTGATTACATCGAGAGTCGCTCCATTGAGCAGCTCTATTCGTTCCCCACCATTTGCGTACCTAATTACCTTAGTCATCGCCTTTAGCTCTGGTGTTGATTCTATGATCCATGCAATCTCTCGAAAGAGCATCAACGATGTAGCTCTATTAGCAGACATGATAATTATCTTCTTTTCGTCTCCATAGAACATGCCCCATATAACCCTGACTCTGCCTAGGTGAGATTTACCATTCTGGCGTGATATGAGCAGCAGGCTCGTCTTGCGCCTGTAATTGTTCTTCTTATCCACCATCATCATGTCTTTAAGGATAAACTCCTGATATGGCATGAGCTTGTCCATCTTTAGACGCTCAACCATTTCAATTACTTCATTAGCTCTGGTCTTGCCTTTAAGAAGTGGGCTATGAACCCTCGGCTTGGTTGCCCCTCGTAGCGGTTGGGTCTTTTTAGGCTTAGTCGTCATGGAATGGGATTAGGTCGGACTGTAAAAGGACTGTCCAGCATTGGCTCCGACTGCATCGGGGAGATACGGGAAGAAAAGACAGGGGGGGTAGCCGTCTGTGCTAAAAAAACGCCCTCTTCCTTGCTTGACTTGCGTAGGTTGCATGCCTTGCATAGGACTTGAAGGTTATCTAGATCGTGAGTACCACCGACCTTGCGGGGGATTATATGGTCGATGTGCAATGGCTCTTCATCACTGCCACAGTAGCGACAGATGCGTCCATCTCTATCGAACACTCGCTGCTTATGAACTCTATAGCGTCTGCTATTAAGTTTATCTAATGCCACCCTTTAGTTCTCCAATGATCTAATGCAATGCATGGCTCACCATATCTGTTACCAATATAGCTGAGACCCCATCGTACCTGAGACCAACCATCCTGTGTCGCAAGCCATTCACTTCTACCTTGAGGAATACCTACATGACTTCCATTCTTTGCTAATGGATTCCATGCTGATTCTTTACCATATAGCTTTAATAAGCAGCCATATTCTTTATAGTTAAAGTCTAATAGATATAACGCATAAGTCTTATAGTCTATATATTGCACTGGTTTAGAGCCACCTGCATCAGGCATAATGCATAGAGCTATCCCAATAGCTACTAGCACCCCGCAAGCTACAGCCCCACGGGGCTTGCGGTGAGCCTTTGAGAGGCTCTGCGCCGTTAGCGTACCATGCGTGTCAATGATGTGCATAACTCGTGTCCTAACTAAGCGTGAAGTGAAGTTCTGCCCCTACTTATCCACAGGTGTTGATAACTATTTATCTTTGCCCCAACCAGTTCCCTTGAAGATTGCTCCTACTGGACTAATTAACTTGATCATAGGTTCATTACAATAAGTGCATAGAACTGTTGGTTTGTCGTGCCAGCCATGATGCAGTTCATTCTTTAATCCGCATCTTCCACATTTGTAATCGTAGGCTGGCATGTAAGGCATCTCCCAATCATCCATGAACCACAGCTGCATCGCTCGATGTCAGTCTCTTTAGGTTCTTTATCTAAGTGTCCATACTTTAATATGAGTAGTGGCAAGAGATCAGCTAATCGGATGATGCAGGCATACTCCGCTGCATCTTCTCCCTGCCCATTTAGCCGTATGACTCCGAATCCCAATTCCCCCGAAATGGATGTCCGAGCCTTTAATTGCTTTATGTACGCAAGCGGTTGAAATCCAGCGCGGGCTTTGACTTCAACATCGAATGGCACATTGACAATATCCTTGCCACTACCCCTTCCCACACATGCGCCCTGCCACTGAGTCGATAGGTACTCAGCTACAACACGCTCTGTGCGAAAACCTCTGTGCTTTCTTGATTGACTAGCCATTACACATCGTCATAACAAATCCCACATAACCACCATGCATAAACTTCCATAAGGTCAGATTCAGGAGTTGCTTCTTCACATCTAGAGCATTCAACAGTGTCATCCATTACCTAAGCCAGCCATGTAACCCATGGCAATGCCGCCAATGAATAGAGCTAATGTAAGAATCATGAGTAGCGTTTCCTTATCCATTGACTGCCTTGCACTTGTTACATGACCAAGTGCCTGCCACTACTATTCCTTCAACAATTCTTGCAGTGATCGTGATGTCAGAAGCTAGTGTTGGCTCATTGCATAGTTGGCAATTAACTGTGTCAATCATAGGAATGTCCTCGACATTGACCCATCCATCAGCTGTGTGAAACTCTGCATACCCCATTATACCCTCGCCTTCTGTGGTTCCCATTTACCACTACTCGAAAGGTTATACCAATGCGTTGGACACTTATCCATCCCACCACTTTGACCTTTTGTGGTACAGAAATATCCAGCCCAATCTTTACCAGTCTTAGCAGAATGGCCAGAACGCCATTCCATGTGGCCATGATTGCAACTAGGTGCATCCAGAGCTTCTGCCGTTCCCAGAATCTCTGTCACTGTTGCCATGGCTGCGTCCAGTGTTACTGGTGCAAGTGTGGTCTTGACAGATGCGCCAATCGGTGTAGTCCAGTAATCAGTGTCACCCTCTTTAATATCCTGTGGTGCTGGCTTTTGTTGATCCTTTACTACTTTAAGTGCAGGATGATTAGGTGCGACCTTGCTCATTTCTTCGCGGCTAGGACGCTTTCCTTTAGGAGCATAACCCGCATTTGCAAGTGCTCTGCCAATAGCAGATGTCTCGCAATTCTCCAGTGCAGAAGTTTGATTGACCCCGCGAGTGCTAACCGTTTCTTCAGCGTACCCCGTTGCCCATGCGATGCTATCTTGGCTAGTCTTATAGAGATATGCCTTAACAATATATCTACTAGCTTCCACAACTTCCAACTCAGTGCTAATACGAAAATCTGGATAGTCCTTAATAAACTTTTCAAGTCTCACCTCTACTGGTTCGTAATCGGCTAAATTAAAC